CCGCCACTACGCTGACCATTTCCAGTTCCACCGCCACCGCCTGAATAGCCGCCGCCAGTACCACCTGCATGGTTTCCACTGCCTCCTGAGCCACCAAATCCAGATTGAGTATTGTTATAAAACCCTTTTCCTCCAACAGCTCCATTAGTAAAAGAATATGCTATTGATCTAGTGCCATTGGGAGTATAGTTTATTGGACCGCTGAAAATACCTCCTGCACCTCCTGCACCTGCACCTCCACCGTCATAACTACCATTTCCGTTTGTACCACCAGAGCCAGAATTATTATCTCCATCAACACCGTTTGTAGAAAAGTTAGCATCATATCCGTTTACATCATAACCACCACCTGCGCCTCCACCTGCAACAATAACTATATTTGAATTAGTTTGACCGCCTGAGTTAAAAAATGCTTGTTTAACAACGAAAGTACCACCTCCGCCACCTGCATTATAATTGTGAGGAGTACCACCAGACTGACCTATAATGAATTGTATTTCATCACCTTGAGCAAAACTCATATCCCCTCTTACAATTGCACCTCTGCCACCATGATAATTACCTGTTGAATTTCCTGACGCACCTGCCGCTGTAAATCTATAACTCCCTGTGCTTGGTAAAGTTAAACGATGATATCCCTGAAAAGCTCCTTGTATTAAGAAACCCCCATCCATAAACGGTTGCCCTGTATACCTATTTTGAATGGTGGTAAAACTTGGACCATTCATTCCCCTAGTATTTTCATAGAAGTTTTGAGAAGTAAAATTGTATAATGGTGCTTCACCACCACCTTTAGCCATAAAAAAGTTTGTTGGTAAACTCATTAGCCTACCTCCTTATATTGTATAGCCTTGGGCTGATGCGAGAATTGTTGTGCTATCTTTACAAGTAAATGACACTACCCAATAACGACTGTCTGTCCATGTTGGTTCTGTTGCTGCTGGCCATTTAATATCTGATGCCCAAGTAGGTGTATGAGGCGTTGCTGTCGTGTCTAGTATCATCATTGATGTACGCCCAGCCGCCACACTTACACCAGAAAATGCAGTGTTACCTGTCATGTTAAAATGGTGCATAGGCTTAGTCATATCTATAACCTGTGACGTAACTACGCTTGCTGTATTAACTACTGGATGTAGATTTGTGTAAGTACCAGTAATGGACTTGTTGAAATCCCAAGTATCCGTTGCAGAAGTATAGGTTATATTTGCTGATGCACCGTCAACTGTAAGCCCAGCGCC